GTCAAACAGCCACTGGAAATAGGTATGCAATGGCTGCAATTCCATTAAACTCAGACCTTAGCAGTCAGGTTCCAGAAGTTGTAAACCACGAGCTTGTTAACAACATTATTGACTTTGGGGACGGAATTTTATATATCGGAAGATACAATGGATACTTTTATTCTGGCGGAGAAATCATTAAGTATGATGCCGTAGAGTTTAACGTATCTGTTTTACCCTCATCAGTTTTAAATTCTGGATTTACTGGAGGAAATGTTTGGATTAGCTCTCCAAAAGAATATGAAGACTATTTTTCAAAATTATCTTTTAATGGAAAAATTTATCCAACTGGTCGTGTTAGGATCTATGCAGAACCAAATTATGAAACTTCTAACGGTATTACTAGGATGTCTAATGGCCCAGTTGCTAAGCACGGAAGAGAACAGTTCGGTACAAAAATTACTGAACATCGAGCAGGCCTAGACCCTCACTGGACAAACAATGACAATGTGTTCGGCTGCTTAATGAAGTCAAAGTTTTTGTTTGGTAAAACCTCATTTGATGGACAGGTTGCTGTTGGCAAGGCTGGAGTAAACAAAGCGTTGGCTACAAAAAGTTCTAGGTCTGGTCTAATTAAAAACTTTTTAGCTTTTTCTCATAACGAAGAAAACTCTAGAAAAAATAAGCTTTCTTCAATGTCAGAAACCGTTCAAGCGTCTGCTCTTTCACTTAGCGGACCATCTTTTTCTGCACAAGATTCTTCCATAGATTTTATATCTTATGTAAACAAACCGCTTAACGGATCATTTAAGCACTTTGGTACCAGAATGAGGGTTATAGGTAGAATTGAAAATAACCAAGGTTCAATACAAACAGCGGCAGGTGCTTCAACTTACTACAACATTACTCCAAAGACTCAAGAAAGCAATCCAGCAGTAGCTGGTGGAGGAGGAGGAATAGCAGCACTTCTAAATCCAGAAACAAATAGTGGGTACTACTTTGAGATTGCTGCCTTATCTGAAAGCAATGTAGATCAGTATACAACTGAAGACGGAGTTTCAAATGTTTTTTTCTATAAAATAATGAAAAATGAAAGTTTTGATCACAACGTAACAACAAACTTAGCTGGAGCATATACTCCCGAAGGAATTTTTTCACAAACAAACGCTTCTTTAGCAGATTTAATTGATGGCGTCACCGTTGGGCAAAGAGTTTTTCTTAGTAATCAGTCTCAGGAAGATCAAAATGGTTACTATATAGTTACTAGTCTAGGATCAGAGTCTTCTAAGTGGGGACTTTTTAGAGACGAAGCTGGTATACCTTTTAAGCTTTGGAGTGGTTTGTCTACAATCATAGTAGATGCTGGAAATTTTGCAGGACAGTCGAGGGTAGTAGCTGAAGAACTTACAAACGTCTATGACCTAGCAGTAGAGTACGAAGATTTTAATTCTGGGATTAGAAGATTTTATTTATACCTAAATGATTCTCAAATTGCAGTAGTAGACGACCTAAGCCCACTACCAGTTTATAACAATATGGCTTTGTTTGTTAGAGGTGGATCTTCCTGTATGTTTGAAAATATCTATGCTTTGGCAAATAATTATACAAAAAATTCAAGTTACGCCCTAGAGCCAGTTGCAAATTCAGTATTTACCAACAATTCAAATATTACTGCTAGCGAGTCTTTTAGAAAATATTCAATTAACGGAATAGTTCAGCCTACCTACCTTTCTGGAATTAGTTCATCTGAGTCTCCGCAATATAGAATTTACTATGAAGAGTTTGGTACTATTATGAGAGAGGCAGCATATTTTGATGTTAAGTATGATAAAGCCTACCCAGCCTTATATGCTACAATTTCTCCAACTTTCAATAAAATTCGTGGATATACGGTCTCTGGATTTTTTGCTGGAGCGTACGGAGCAGAGTTCTTAATCTTTAATGCTACAGACACATTCTTGTTCTTAGATGAAACGGTTGGAAACTATTTAAGAATTCAGGGTATTACATTTACACAAGATTCTAGGCACGAACTAACCGTAGACGAATACTTCAATAAAAGATCAGACCTTTCAGATCCAATAATAAAAGAAGATATGACAGTCTTATCTCCAGTAAAACAAAAAGAGTTGTTTAACGATATAAAGAATAGCAGAATTACCTATGGAAGAAATGAATTTTCAATAGATTCAAGCTATATACAAAGCAATGACGAAGCAACAAGTTTGATGGAATGGCTTATTTCTAAGGTTATGAAACCAAGAAAATCTGTTGGTGTTAGAATTTTTGCTAACCCAATGATTCAGCTAGGTGATATCGTATCCATAAACTATTCCGAGAATGTTAACGAGCCAACTGTTGACCCAAACAAAAAATTTATAGTATACAGCATTGACTATAAAAAAGATGGCTCTGGGCCAAGCATGGTCTTATTTTTGAGTGAGGTGTAAGGTGGACATAGAAACGCTTGCAAAACAAGTTATACGTGGAAACTGGGGAAATGGTCAGGCTAGAAAAGACAACCTCAAAAGAGCTGGATACAGCACCTCACAAATAAGTGCTATTCAGGCAAGGGTTAATCAGATCTTGGGTGTTGGTCAGTCAGCACCAGCTCCAGCTGCACCTGCTCCAGCAGCTTCTACACCTGCTCCTGTAGTTACCTCCACACCTGCTCCTGTAGTTACTCCACCACCAGTTGTAGTAGAACCACCACCACCACCAAAACCAGTTGTTCCCAAGTATCTTTCTAGCAGCCCTGTCCAGCCAGTTAAATATGCATCGCCAGACGTAGTCCTGACAGATCAAAATAGTCTTCCTGTAGATTTAATATTAAAACTAACTTTAGAAAAAATTGGCGGTATAGAGCTAATAAGCCTTGTAAGACATGACACAGTTAATGGTCAAGATATTGCATACCAGCCAGTAAAAAACCTTGCTCAAATAGAGTTCTTATACAGTCCACAAAACATAGTTAAAATTCCAGATACATCAGAGCTTTATTTTAAGAATTTTGCCATAAAGCTAGAAAATCACATACCACAAAACACAAACGATACACCACCAAAGATTGTGGACTTAGACAGCGAAGGTAGGATAGTTATTGATGTGTTTGCACTAAAGCCTGATTATGAGGTTGAAATCCAAACAGTCTCCCTTGGAAAGGTTTTTGATGATACAATATATGATGAGGACGAGGATCAATCATGATTACAAATATTGGTAAAAATCTATTAGCAAAATATCTAATAGGCCAGGCACCTTCCTACGCATCTCATATTGCTATTGGTTGTGGGTCAACTCCTAAAGCAATAGACTATGAGCCAAACAGTACAGATTTTTTAACTATTTTAAACAAAAAGAATTTAGACTTTGAGATGTTTCGTGTTCCAATTGTTTCAAGGGGTTACGTTACCGAAGATGGGCTTTCTAAGATTGTTTTAACCGCAGAGCTTCCAACAATTGAAAGATATGAGATTACAGAGATTGGAATCTTTTCTTCTGGATCAAACCCCAGTGCTGGTGCCTACGATAGCAAACCAATATATTCTTTTGCTAAAACAGAAAATTGGGAATACCACACTGAAGATTCCGCAATTACAATTCCGTCAATTGTTGCACCACTAGGAACATTGTCACAACCAGAAGTTATTGCCCCAAGCTCTCCAGTGTTTCAGACAAATGCTGACAACAAAACACTTCTTAATGAAACTAGGCTCCAGAGGTACGAGTCTTCTAGATATCTAAACAACACGATTTTTATTGCTGGAGATGAGTCTAGTCTTTCTATGACTGGTGCAAGGATGGTTCCAGGATTAGGGTCTAATCATATCCACCTAACTGGTGCTTCCATAGATTTTAATAAAAATGCTGCGTCTGATGAACTAAGGCTGGCTTTTTCAGTAGTCAGCAAAGATGTTGCAGAAAGTGTTCAGCCGTCAAGAGTAAAGGTTCTTATTGAGTTTGCAGACTCCGACGACTCACCTTCTCAAAACTATGCACAGTTTCAAGTAGATATTCAAAATGGAACTGATGAGGGCGAGCAAGACTTTGCAAATAATAGATATGTTGTAACAACGAAAACTTTAGAGCAATTAGCAAAAAGCAATAGCTTTACTTGGAATTCTGTTAATGTTGTAAAAATTTGGGCATCCGTAGAAGATTCTTCTGGTGATCCAGATTCAAGATTTTACGTAGTACTAGACGCACTAAGGCTAGAAAATACAACAACTATAAATCCACTATACGGTATGTCTGGATATTCTGTAGTTAGATCTCCAAACGAGCTTCCAATTGTAAAAGTTGCAAATACTGCAAATCTAGTAGAGTTTCGTTTTGCACTAGACGTAGATCTGGATATTGGAAATGTCAGCTAAAAAAGTAACCATAGAAAAAAGAGATCTACCACCGATGTCTCCAGATGGAAAGTTTTTGTTGAGATATCGAATTATTTCGGAAGATAAAAACAGAAACTCTCACTGGTCACCAATCTATACTCTAGATTTAAGGAGAGTTCAAAAGGCAATAGATGACACTGACCCAGACATAACTTTTGCAGCTGCAGATATTTCTACTACTTCAAATTTAATTAATAAAGAACATAACTTTCTTTTAGGGCAGATGGTAAAATTCTCTGCTGGGGGAGGCACGGCTCCAAACACAAACTTCGGTCCACTTTCCCCAGGGGTTGCCTACTATGTAAGACCAGTATCTAGTGAATCTTTTTCTTTGCACATCTCGGAAGCTTATGCTCTAGGAGAAATAGGGCTCGGTGGCGGAATAGATTTTCTTTCAGCTGGAACTGGAACTGCGTTTACCTTAACATCAAATACAAAAAATCTTATTAAGCCTGTTACCTCTAGCATTGAGGTTACAGACACAGACGTAATCGTTAGCTGGGGGGATGCAAATGAAAGATCTTCTTACGACATATTTGTTAGTTTTGGCACACTTTCTGGAGGTACAGTAACCTACGAGCCATATTCTTATGGTGGATCTTCTCCAATACACTCTTACTCTTTTAGGAAAAAGACAGGGTCCTATACTCATGTTCAAGTAGCAATACAGCTAGCTGGTATAGAAAAAATTAGAAGCACAATCTTGACAATTGCAGAGTCTTCAAAGCTTCTTCAGCCTACAATTAGTGGTGGTAGTGCATGAGCTATCTAATACAGTTTAGAAATGATACCGCTGCTAACTGGGCAACAGCCAATACAATTCTTGCTGCTGGAGAAGCTGGCTTTGATGTCACAAACCAAATTTTAAAAGTAGGAACTGGAACTACTCCGTGGTCAAGCCTGCAGGGGATTTCTTTAGCAACTGGCGGAGGTGCCCCTGGAATTATTTCTCAGTTTGCTGGATCAACAGCTCCTGCTGGATACCTACTGTGTGATGGAGCAGCAGTATCACGCACAACATACAGCTCTTTGTTTGCAACTATTGGAACAACCTATGGTGTTGGAAATAACACTACAACTTTTAATTTGCCAAATTTGCAAAACAGAATTCCAGTTGGAAAAGGATCAGATGCCGAATTTGATACTCTTGGAGAGACTGGCGGTGCCAAAACCGTATCTTTATCAGCTACAAATATACCAGCTCACAGCCATACAGGAACTACAGCTGCAGAAACGGAAGAGCACACACACGGT